ATGGCGGTGCGGTTGGCGTTGCGCAGCTCTTGTATTTGTTTCATCTGGGCGTTGTATGCCTGTGCCCTGATTTTTGTTTCGCTGTCCATGTCGGAAACTACCTGCATTAACTTTTCTTTGCTTAGTTTGGTTTGCTGGGTGGCTACCATTACTTCGGCGTCGAATGCGTCTTGTGCTACTTTAATGCGCCCGGCTGCTAATTCTTCCTCAATTTTTAAACGTTCCTGGCCTGCGGCTATGCGGTCGGCTTTGCTGAGCTGTTTGTTTTTTAGCTTTATTTCGAGGGCTGTGGCTTTGGCTTGTGCGTCGGCTTCGGATATACTTAACGCGCGGGTTTTTTCTTCTATGCTATCCATCATGTCGGCATATTCGCGGCCTACGGCTACGGCTTCTTTCAGGTTGGTTAAAAAGTTTGACCAGTCGCCGGTTGCCAGGGTGCGCCAAAATTCGTTAACGCCTGCAGTTATTCCGCCCGTAAATATTTCCCATTGTGTTGCCAGTGTGTCGGTGCTGTTTTTAATTTCGTTGAAGGCGTAGGCGGCGCCGGCTCCAATGGCTGCAAATCCGAAGGCTGGCAGTAATGTTTTTGCCATGCCTACCATTTGCCCTATGCCTCCGGCTGAACTTGTTGATTTGCCCTTAAATCGGTCTATCTCGCCGCTTACTTTTTTAATTTCGTCGCCTATTTTGGCGTAGTCTTCGGGCGACAAACTGCGCTTTTGTGCTGCTTTTAATGCGCGTAGTTGTGCTTCAAGTTTATTTAATGGGGCAGATACTTGTTTTTCGACTGTTTGCCCAAATTTTGCGGTGGTGTCTTGCGCCGATTTAAAGCCGGTAACAAAGTCTTTGAGGTCGGTTATTAGCTTTACGCCTATTGAAATTTCTTTTGACATGGTATGAATCTTGAATTATGAATCTTGAATCTTTAATCTTGCCTTCGACTGCTTCGCGCTCAGGCGGCGGCTATGTGTTTAAATTGCTGTTATTCATTTGTGCCAGTTTACGGGCGGCGGCTTTTCGTTTTTCTTTTAGTGCGGCGTTGGCTTTGGCTTCTTTTTCGAGTTCGGCGCGGGCTTCGGCTTTTAGTTCGTTGTCCCATGGCAGGGGTAATATTTGCCCTGTTAATTCGCCTACTATGCGGCGGGTTTGCTCCCAGGGCTCCCGATAAGCCGGTACAATGCTTTCAAGCTCCCGAAAATCCATATCAAACCAAAAGTAACGGGGATCAATATGGGCGAAACCAATAGCAAGGCCGAAAGCGTCCATAACACGAAAAAAGTTTTTGCCAGTCCTTTTTTTTTAGGTTCTGGTTCGGGCTTTGGCGGTTCTACTGTGCTGGCGTTGGCTGTCTGCAGGTCGATTAATAGTTGTGGGTGTTCGTCGAGTATGTCGATAAATTGCTCTAGCGTGTAGGTAAATTCGGGGTTAAGGGCTTTTAGTGAGCAATAGCAGTAGACTACATTGTCCCAGGTGCCGGTAATTTCTTCGATTGATTTTTCACTCATTGCTTCGAATAACTTAATGGCGTACATTGAAAAGCCTATTTTGTATTCTGTTCCGGCTAGTTCGATGGTGGTGCGGTTGTTCATTGTGTTTGTTTTTAGATTTTTAATTTTTGTTTAAATGACAAAGGCGGCGCGGGGCCGCCTTTGGGTAGGTGTGGATGCTGTATTAAACGATGGGGTAAACTGGGTCGATTTTAGCCCATGCGGTTGTTACATACTCGAGATATTCGAGCTCTAAACATCCTTGCATGGTGATTGATGCTTTTTGTAATTCGCCGTCGTTGGCGCCGAGTGGTGTTTTCAGTAGTACGGTGCCGCGGTATGCCGGGCGGGTGGTGTCGATGTCGCCGTCGGCATCGACAAAAGCAAAGAAAATAGTGGGTTTATATTTGGCTTTGCGCATTACGGCAATTTCGGCGTAGTCTACTTCGTTGGCGTCGGTGTCGGCTGGCACTAACATGTCGAGGGTGGCGCTCCATCGTTCGCGGCCATACTGGTAGTTTGCAAACTGCCCGTTATTTTTACTGGTGCTTTCGAGCTGGTCGGAGTCGTCGGATATTGCGCAGTTGGTTTGACTGGCAAATGGCCTGTATGTTTTTACCGTGGTGCCTTCTTCTAAAAAGGCCCAAAGGTCGGTGCCTTCTGCTATTACTCTGTTTGAATGTGCCATTGTATAAATTGTTAATTGTTAATTGTTAATTAATAGTATGCTGTGCGGATGTTGAAAATTAGCTTGTGCCCGTACATGTTTACTGGTGTAAATTCGTATTCGTCTTCGATTGATTTAACGCGGTCGATCCTGAATTCGATGTTTTTAAATGTTCCGCGCTGGCGTTCTAAGGCGTTTCGGAGTGCCAGGGCTATTGTCCAGCTTTTTTCGTATCCTTTGGCTATGGTTAAGAACGTTAGTATGTGGTCTTGTGCAACTGGTCCGTTTTTGGTGTGCACCGGATACATTACTACACTGTAATATATTGCCGCTAATTGTGTTTCGGATTGTTCGGGTATGTCGATAATGGGGTAGATGCGGTCGTCAACTATTGCGGCTAATGCGGTGGCTTCGGTGGTGGCTCCTGTGAGTATGTCTATTATTGCTTTTGAGATCATGTTTAGAATTTTGAATGATGAATTATGAATCTTGAATTATAAATTTTGAGTTTTGAATCTTGAGTCTTGAATCTTGTGTCTTGTGTCTTGTGTCTTGAATTATTACATTTTGCTTTGTATGAGGTTTTCGAGGCGGTTTATCATGCTGTCGCGTAGCTGGTCTGTTACTTTTAATTCGGTGTTTTGTACTGAGTCGGTAAAAAAGTTTGTAGCCACCAGTCGCCCGCGGTGGTATCCTTTGCTGGTTTGGCGGTTGGCTGTTCCGGCGTCGATTAAATGACCATGAAACCCGCGAAATGGCCGGTATTTTCGGGCTCCTACTTTGGCGGTTACAAAATTACTGTTGCCTTTCTTTTTGTCGGGCACAAAGCCGAGCGAGTTATATAAATTCATGGTACGCGAACGGCGTTTTAGTTTGCGCACTAATTGGCCTTTCGACTCGCTGATTAGTGGCTCGGTGGCTTCCTTGTATGCGTCTTGTACAAGCTGGTATTTTTCGGCGCGGCTGAGTGAACGAAAAAAGGCTTCTAGTTTTTCGTCGCCAAACATTTGTGCAGATTGTCGTCCTTTCAGGGCCATTTATTAATTATTAATGGTTAATTATTAATGGTTAATGTGTGTTAACTTATAATTTACAATTTATAATTAACCATTATTATGGAGTGTATAGTTCGATGGTGCCGGGCATGGTGCGGGTGCCGGTTATGTATAGGTATGTTTTGCGGGCGTCGGCTTCGGGGCTGGCTATGGTGTAGTAGTCGCCTCTCCAAAGTATTACCATGCTTTCGGCGTAGCGGTTTAATGCAAAGCGAACTTTAAACTTCTGAATTTTGCCGATCATGGCGGCGCCTAATTCCATTTGCCGCTCTGATGAAACAAAACTAACGTCGGCGCGGTCGAAAAAGGCGTGCTGATATTTCCGAACCCGTTCGTTTGATTCGTTTTTTGTTATGGTTTCTTCGAGTACTTCTATGCGTTCGCGTTGTGATCCTGATAGCATGGTGAAATGTTGAGTTATGAATCTTGAATTTTGAATTTGCCTTCTCCTTCTCCGCGCTCAGGCGGCGGCGGATAGGTGCGGCGGTAGCTGAGTAGCGTAGCGGGTCGAAGCTAGCCCCAATAGGTGCGGATGTGTTTTGCTATTAGGGTGTTGTATGCGTCGTGGCTCATTACTGTCATGGGGCGGTAGCCCTGGCGCTCATTGTCGTATAGGTCGGATATTTTCAGGAGGGCGGCGCCTCTTAATACTTTGGGTATGTTGGCGGCGGCGTATCCGGTTTTGTAGGTTAATCGGAGCTGGTCGGCTTCCAGGCTTGTTAGTAGTTCAAGGTCGAATTTGTTAAAACCGGGTGTTACTTCGTAGTCGGTGGTGGCTACGTCGGACCATTCGCCGCCGGTTATTTTTTTTTCGAGTTTGGTAAAGCTGAGTAGTGGGGCTTGTGGTATGGTGTAGCACTGAAAACCGCGCTCTGTTTTAAATATTAGCGTGTTGGTGGTTTCGAGTACGTCGCTGTTGGTGTCGGCCTCTAGTTTGTCGATTGCTATGGCTATCTGGTCGGCTATAAATGTGTCGTCGGCGGTAAATTCGGGCTCTATTTGTAGCTGTTTTTTTGCGGCGTCAACGGTTATGGGTGTGCCGGTTTTTGTTTTGGTGGGTAGCGTGGTGATTATGTGCATGGCTTTTGTGTTTTAATGTTCCCTTCGACTGCTTCGCGCTCAGGGAACGGCGCGTTTTATAATTGTACGGGGCTGAGCTTGTTAAAGTCAAAAAGGGGAAGGGTTGAGCCCTTCCCCTTATATGGTTATCCGATTTTATCGACTACTATGTAGCTGAATCGAGATCTGGAGTTTTAACAAATGCGGCGGAGTTACGACATGCCAAATCTGCCAGGCGGTTTACAGTTAACTGAATTTGCCCGTTGTTCTGATATGTGTATGGGTTAATTAAAACTTCGAGGGCGCCCCAGAAACCTAAATAGATTTCGTTCATGGCTCCGTAAATTGCATACTGTTGGTTTGTTCCATCAGCAAACAGATTTGAGTAGAAAATTTTTGCTCCGTCGTGGCTTGCGCCTACGCCATTCATTTGGCCAACTTGTGCCAGAAAACGGCCTGAACCTTGGTCTACTGCTACGGTTTTTGCAGCGTAGAATGAGCCGCGGTCCATCATGAACGAACCATCAGCGTCGACTGCAGCCATAAGGGCATTAAACCCGGCTACTGTGAGGGCTCCGGCTGTTACTTCGGTAGCTGCTGCGAGTGCGATTGTGTACACTGTGGCGCTAATTTTCCGGTCAATACCTTTCAGCATGTCGGCAACAATGGCGGCCTGTACTGCTGGGTTTTCCTGTGCCAAAAGTTCTTTGGTGAAAAGGTCGGTAATTCCGTAGCGTTCTGGCGACAAAGTAACGAACGATGGCACGTTGCTTTCGGCTACTACTTCGGCGCTTTCGGCATATAAACCGGCTACGTCGTGGGTCTTTTTCCCGATTTTAATTTGACCCTGTAGCCCGTCGAGTACGGTTAATCCCATCTGGTTCCACAAAGGCTCGTAACCTAAAATTGATAGGTTCGGGTCGATATTTACGTCGATGCTGGTGGCGTGGGTGGTGGCGGTGTTTGCCGATGCTGAACGACTGAACGGGACTAATAAACCGCTTGAAACAAAGCCGCGGCTTAGTTCGTCGTGGGCTTCTTTTTCGCGGCCTGTTAGTTTGTCTTCGCCGCGGGCAAATTCGCGAATAGCTTTACCAACTGAATACGGTTTTGCCTGGCGTTTTACGGCGGGGGCGGTAATGGTCTGTGGTGTATCAATTCCGCGGGCTTCGAGTTCCTCTGCGTCTTTGATGTCGGTATCCATGCGGGCTACTTCGGCTTTTAATCCGTCGTATTTGGTGGCTTCTTCGGTGGTGGCGGCGCGTAATACTCCGTCGGTTTTGCGGGCGTCTAAAATGGCTTGCATTTCGGCAACTTTTTCGGCCCTCTTAATTTTTAATTCTTCGGATAGTTTCATGGTGAAATGATTATTTTTTAAGTTGTAAAATCTCGAGTTCTTTTGTTAATATATCGTATTCAATTTCTCTTTGCAGGGGGCAGGGGGCAGGGGGCGGGGTGTCGGTTTCTTCGGTTTCCCATTCCTTGGCGCGGGCTTTTATTGCTGTGTTGGCGTAGGCTCCATCAATAACTATTGAAACGTCGTAAAGTGCTGATACTTTATTGATGGTGCGGACTGGTATGTCTTCGTCGTGGTTCCATGTAATATCTTTAGGATCTACGGCGTAGATAAATGAGCATTCGAAATAGTCGCCGCGTTCTACCTGTACGGTGGTGTCTTTTCCTAGCTGGGTGTCGGGTATATCGACTATTGCATTTAGCCCGGTGTCGTCGGTGTTCAGCATTAAAGTTTTTGACTTTGTGCGGCCTAACATTTTTTGGCGGGCGTGGTCAACGGTTGCCAGGCAGTTTAATTTTGAATCGCGTAAAACTTCGTCGAAACAGCCGGGGGCCATTATTTCGTAATAGGTGCCGTCCCAATCGCGAATAATTTTTGATTTTTGATTGAATACGGAGGCGTAAAAGTCTAATAACTTTTTGCCTTCTCCTTCTCCGTCGCGTACTGTTACTTTGCTTTCGAGTGCGCGGCTATGTGGTTTTGTTACTTGTGTCATGGTGTTGGCGGTGTATTTTTGGGGGTTGTTTTTAGTGCTGGGTCGGTTTTCAGTAGTGGGTTGTAGTCGGTAAATTTTTCGAGCGGTATATATTGCGCCTGCATAAAGTGCATGTTTCCGAATTCTCCGGCTATGGTTTTGTTGCCGAGTTTTGCGGCGGCTTCGTTTGGTGTCATTAATCCGTTAACTACTTGCTCTTTGGTGGTGGCTACTTTTTTGGTGTAGTCCATTTCGATTATTACGGAGGTGTCGAATTCTACCTTTATGCCTTTGTTTAGTATTTCGTCGCGGGTTAGTAGCTTGCTGGTTATCTCGGCTACATACATGGCTACTTTTGGCCCTATGGTGTTGGTTCTGTATAGTAGCGTTAATTGTTCGATGTCGAGTTTTTCGGCGCTCCCATCGATCATAAATAGCGGTACTTTAAAGCCTGCGGCTATTTCTTCGCGGGTGTATTTCAGTGTTTCAATTAGCTGCGAGTCGGCGAACGAATTGGATAAACGCACAATTTTTGTAAACGCCGGCAACATGATGGGCTTTCCTGAATTTTCGGGGCCGCCATTGGATGCTATGTAGGCGTCGCGGCTTTCTTTCATGGCGAGCTGCGCGGCTCCTGATAACTGCCCCGGAAATTCTGACTCTAAGGCGGTGTTTTGTATGCCGTTGTTTTTGTGAAAGTTATCTATATGGGCGTTGGCGCGTTCGTTTATGTTGGTTTGTTTTACCAAGGCTTCTATTACTGAAAGTCCGATATAGCCGTCTTCTGATATGTTTCTAAAATGTAGAATGTCGGCGGCGGCTATGGTGTCGGATTGTGTGCCTGATGCGCGGCGTATTTTGTAATTGGTTATGGCTCCGTCTACTATTTCAATGGATTCTAAACGGGTGGGGTGTATAATTTCTAATCGTTCGACGTAGGCGGTTTGGCTGTTTTTGTGTGCCCTTACTATGCTGTTGCCAAATTTATTAAAATGTAGCTCTACAGTGCTCCAAAATTGCTGTGCGTTTTGCGATGGGTTTGGCTGGTACCTCAACAACCAATATAAACGGTGTTGTTTTAACTCCATGCGGCCCATGTTGTTGTCGGCAAATATGCTGATAGGCATACGTGAAACGGAGTCGCTCAAATGTTCGAAGCATGTAAAAACAGTGGAAATTTGCTCAGGTATTCCGCTAACTCCGTTTGTTTCAGTCCGTTGCATTTGTGTGCCTAGCTTTACTGATGCGGTTTTATATTGGGACCATAAATAGGATAGAAAATTCATTGCGCGCGCTTTTCTGTAATATGTCCCTTCGATTGCTTCGCACTCAGGGACCGGTCTGCTACATGCTCAGGCGGCGGCGCGTTATTCTGAATCTTTAGGAGCCATAAGGGTTTTAAAAAAGTCGGCGGTTATGTCGTTGTTGTTTTGCAACCATGCCCCTACTGCCATTGCCCAGGCTACTGGGCCGTCTACTGAATCCTGAGATTTGTTTTTCATTATTTTTATGTTGCCGTTTCCGTCTTTGTATAGCACAATGTTGCGAAACATCCAGCGCATTACCGGATTTTTACCCATGTCGAGCGTGTCGTCAAAGAATAGTTTTTCAATGTATTTCAGTGGAAAATTAAACCAGGTTGTGTTTTGCCTGAATTTGCAGCAAGTAATGTATAAACTGCTTTCTATTTCAGGAATTATAAAGCCGCTGTTCCATTCGTCGTAGTTTATTTGTCTGATTTCAAAAATAGTATTCCAATATTTTATGCGCTCGAGTATTATTTTTTGGTCTATGGTATTTGTTGGATGCTCTATTATGTGGTTTTTTTCGATCCATTCGCCTAAGTCTATGCCTGAATTTCGGACTTTCTTTGTTTCGTTTTGCGGAAAATGAAATTCCGGTATAACTCCGTGGCGGCCTGTTGCCTCATCAACCCAATGTATTACGGTGGCGGCTAAGTCGCGCTGGCTCGATAGGTCAATTCCCATGTATGCAACCGGGCGTGTTCCGGCGGGTGGCATCTGTACGGGCCTGAAAGCGGTTATATAAATTTCGTCGGGTATCCATTGTTCGTTATTGTCCAGGTAACGGTTTAGGTTTTTAGTTATGAAGTTATTTTTTTCGGTAATGGTTAGTTTTGCTTTTTCCCATTCGCTAACTAATGACTCCATGGCTACGGTTACGCCTATGTTTGGGTTTGCT